CAATCCACAGCACCCTGAAACTATTGTAGCATTCCGCTGGAGAGCGGTCTATAAATACTACTATTTTATTATACGAGTGATCGCTTGTATCGTTTCCACGCTTCTTTGTCCGCCCGGATGAACGGTTCAATCTCTTTGTTCCGAATCTTCATTCTTTCCCCTTCGCTGCCTCAAGTGCAGCGTCAAGCATCTTTTCAAACATAACCCTTTGCGCAGGGTTAAGCTGCTCATACTTATATAGTATGGCTTTAGCGTGCGCATTCAGCTCACTCTCTTCACTGGGAGTGGGCTTTTCTTTTTGCTCGCTTTCGCCGGTGAGCTCCTCGACAGTAACGTCGAAGTAATCGGCCAACCTTTTTAATACAGGTCCTCTTGGTTTTGCTCCGTTTTTCCAACCGGTCACAGTTCCAGACGATTTTACACCAACATCGGCGGCGGCTGCATTGTAGGAAACACCCTTTTCAGCACATAGAGCTTCAAAGTTGTTCCAAAACATACAAAAGCCCCCTTTTGTTTCTGTGCATAACGACGAAAACTAACAAAACTAATATTTTGGGCTTTACAAACTAATAACAATGATATATACTAATATCGTGATGAGCGAAACTAATGCAAAACTAATAAGAAAGCCGCTAAAATATTTGTTTGACACCTTTATTATAGCTTGCTTTCTTTCGCTTGTCAATGAGAAAAACTAATATTGTAGAAAGAGGTGAAAGAATGCGTTTCGCGGAACTGCGGGAAAAAGCAGGACTTACGCAAAAACAGGCAGCGGCCGCGCTTGGCGTTGACCAGTCGGCAATCTCCTTTTGGGAGACCGGCGCAAACAATCCTCGCGTTTCGATGCTGCCCAAAATCGCAGCCCTGTATGGCTGCACGGTTGACAAGCTGCTGGAAGAGCAGCAGGAAGGAAAGAAAGCATGACAGACATTATCTTATCTACCCAGAACGGTGAGCCGGTTGCATCCAGTCTCCAGATTGCTGAGAGCTTCGAGAAGCGCCACGACCATGTGATGCGCGGTATCGAAGACATTCTGAGGGGTCTCCCCAAAAATGGGGACACCCCCATGTTCTACAAAACCGAGTACACTCACGAGCAGAATGGCCAGACCTACCCCATGTACCTGATGAACCGGGACGGTTTCAGCTTGCTGGTGATGGGCTTTACCGGCAAGGCGGCGCTGGAGTGGAAGCTGAAGTACATTGCCGCGTTCAACGCAATGGAGAAGAAGCTGGCCACCCCGCAGATGCCCAAGCTCAGCAAGGAGCTGCAGGCGCTGTTCCTGCTGGACGACCGCACCCAGAGGCAGGAGCAGCGGATCACGGCGCTGGAAAACAACATGGTCGTGGACTATGACCAGCAGCTTTCCCTCAAGAATGCCGTGAACCACGTTGTTGTGGAAGCTCTGGGCGGCAAAAACGCCCCGGCCTACGGCGATTCCCATGTACGGGGCATGGTTTACTGCGAGATCAACAAGGACATCCAGATGTGGTTCCGGGTCAGCAGCAGAAACAACATTCCCCGCAAGCGCTTTGACGAGGCGGTGGAGTACATCCAGCGCTGGAAGCCCAGCACCAACACCGTGATGCTGATCCAGCAGTCCAACGGCCAGACCAGCATGTTCTAAGGAAGGAGATGGGGTGTGCAAAATGACAAAGACCGGCTTTCGCAAGGCGCTCGCACAGGCAGACTGTTACAAGCCGTTCTGCTACACCGAGAAAAGCCAAAGCGGGCATGAGTACAAGTACTGCTTTATGAAAAGCAGAGAGGGCTACACCCTGCGCAACGAGACCACGGGCAATACCGTATTTTGTGGCTACAACCGCAAATTGGCAGAAGAAATCATGGTTTACTAAAACCAATTTGTTTTGAAAGGAAGGAGACGGCGGCATGAGCGAAAGGATCACAATGAAAGGCGTTGCTGAGTGCTGCGAGATGTTCCGGGCGAACCTCGTTCCGATGAGCCCGAGCAAGTTCTGGAATAATGTTGCACACGGCGAGTATGACGGGTGGGTGGTCCCCCGGGAAGATACCAAACGGCGGCAGGCAACGATCTACATCGACGGTTTTATCGATTATATGCACCGGCACGGACGCAAGATCGTCCGGCCGTATGAGAACGACAAGGAGGAAATGGAAATATGAAGATCAAATCCTGCGTCTGGTACTGGCTGGCTGCTGCCAGCGGTGCCGCCAGTCTGCTGTACAGCATGGGCATCGAGGGCAGTGCACAGACGGGCAGCACCATCTCCGACGGCCAGTTCGCCACGGCCCTGTGCCTGGTGCTGGCAGCGGTGATGTTCCTGCGGCTGGGATTTGCCGCCCAGGATCGTGAGCAGAACGCCCGCCGCTATGGCCGCGTTGACCGCACCCACGCCCGCACCGAAGAATCAGAGTATCGGCAGAACCGGAGGGGCGCATGAGCATGACTGTATATGCTTACGCCTACCGTAAGAACCCTCGGGGCTGCGATGTCAGACAGTTCACAGACCCGCTCACGCCGGACGAATACCCCGGGGAGCCCGCCAGCGTTAAGGCCCAGCACTGGGCAGATGAGAACATCCGGCACTACGAGATGATTCAGGTGCGGGACGCTCTGGGAAACCTGCTGTACGCAAGATAATGCGTTTTAAATTACATAAACCACAAGATATAGGAGAAATCAGCATGAAAACCAAAATTCTGAAAGTCAAGATCACCTTCCTGGAGCCGGTGCTGGGCACTTGGCCCTCCAACCAGAACGTCGCCCGGGATTTCATTGCCAGCAAGAGCCCGGATGCAGCCACGATCGAGGATGAGGTGGCCGCTCTGGGCGCGGATGCCGTGGCAGACAAGGGCATGACCGTCTTTCCCCGCAACGAGAACGGAGAGCCGGTTCTATATGATTACCAAATCAAGGGATTCTTCAAGGATTCCTGCGGCATGCTGGCCCGTGTGGGCGGCAAGACCGAAACAGGCAAGAAGCGGGCCGTCAACGAGAGCGGCAAGATCTCTGCCTACAAGAAGGTCATCGACGGCCTGATCTTCCCGCAGCCCCGCATGATCCCCATCAAGGTCAACGGCAAGATCGGCGACTGCCAGCGCCCCCTGCGTGCCCAGACGGCACAGGGTGAGCGTGTGAGCCTGGCCAACTCAGAGGAGATCCCGGCAGGCAGCACCTGTGAGTTTGAAATTCTACTCATGGACGAATCGCTCGAGAATGCGGTTCTGGAGTGGCTGGACTACGGCGTTCTGCGCGGCATCGGCCAGTGGAGAAACAGCGGCAAGGGCCGCTTCACCTTTGACATCCTCGACTGAGCAACGGCATTGCATGGATAGGATTTGATCTGCTACGGCAATGATATGATTTGCAAAGGCGCGGATATGTGCGCATAACTCGGCAACGGCATTGTGCTGACAAGTTTGCTCAGCAGGGGCACAGGTAGTCACTGCAGTGCAGCGCGGGGCAAAGGCAAGGCTCAGCTGGAAAGCGCAGCGCAACGGCGTAGATAGGCGTAGATCGCTTGGATCAGACTTGCCTCGATAAGCAAAGCAAAGGCAATGCAGGGCCTCGTGTCGAAAAGCGAAGGCAAGGCTGGGCGTGGTGTGGGCGGCAAGGCATGGCAAGGGCGTAGAGCAGATACGCGCCGCTCTGCTATGCATCGCAAAGGCATAGCACTTTATGGCAACGGCAGTGCGAAGTCTTGAAAAGCTGGGCAATGGCAGCGTAGAGCGTGGTGACGAGCCGCAAAGGAATTGCGGAGCAGGGTTAAGAAGAGCAAAGGCACAGATGTGCACAGACATGCAAAGGCATAGATAAGCCTGGCTGACCTGGGAAATGCAAAGGCATGGATGCGCAAAGAAGCGCAAAGGCGTGGAGCAGATTCGCGCTGAAGAGCAGAGGCAAAGCAAAGTATTCTTGAACGAAAGGAGATTTTACAGTGAGTAAAACAGAGCTGCTGTTCCGGGCCGTGGAAGCACTTTCCACCCCGGCGGCAAAGGCGGTGGCCCGTGGGCTGACCTTATGGATCGGATTCAACGTTCTGGTCGTGGTCTTTCTGGTCTGGCGGGCATGGAAAAACGGGAGGTGGCGCAAATGAGCACGGTTCAGATCTATGGGGCGGATATGGTCTTTCTGAACGAGATCCCTTTCCGGTGTGTGCAGGACGCAGAACAGTATGCGGATCAGCTCAAAAAGACTGACCCGACGCGCATGTATCTTGTCATGGATGATTCCGGGCAGCCGGTATCTACGAGGTGATCCTTATGCAGTGTGATGAAAAAAAAGAAATCTGCCTGAACTATGCGGCCAATATTCCGGAATGGAAGCTGGCGCTGATTCTGGACGCTCTGGCAAAGCTGGGCGATGCATCCCGGTGCTGCGGCACGGTTCAGAAGGCAGTTGCCGGTGGGCAGTCGTATATGAGACTTCACCCGGACAGGGAATACACGGGCGAGGATCAGGCTGATTATGTGCACATCTGCCAGGAAGCAGCCAGAGCATTGGGCCGCGCAGTCTATGCGGTGGAGATCGTGCTGTCACAGTCAGAGTGCTTCGGATTGATCAAGGACCTGGCATACGGTGCAGAGACAGCATACAACAGCTCTTACGCTGAACTGGAGAGCATGTGCCGGAAGCACGGATGCAGAGAGGTGGAGTACAAACATGGACAAAATGACCATTTATGAAAGCGCCCGTGTCGTGCCCAAGGAAGCGCGGAAGTCGATCGGCGGCGGCCGCCTGAAGGGGATGACGGACATCAATCCCATGTGGAGGGTCAAGAAGCTGACAGAGCTTTTTGGGCCTGCTGGCATTGGCTGGCGGTTCGATCCACCCATCTTTGAGGAAAAGCCCGGGGTAAACGGAGAGATCATGGTGCACTGTTGCACCAATCTTTACATTCGGCAGCTCGATGAGGGCGGCGAAAAGACGGAATGGAGCGCCCCGATTCCCGGCGTGGGTGGCTCGATGCTGATCTCCACAGAAAAAGACGGCAAGCGCACGGATGACGAGGCCTATAAAAAAGCCTACACGGACGCGCAGAGCGTGGCCTGCAAGGCCCTGGGCATTGGCGCAGATGTTTACTGGGAGAAAGATACGACCAAGTACGACAGGCCCACAGCACCGTCCCCGGCAAAGCCCACCTGCGCCAGCTGCGGGAAGCCCGTGGAAGGGTTCACTTACAAGGGCGAAAAGGTCACTGCTCAGCAGGCAGCTGACCGGAGCAAGAAAAAATACGGGCGTATCCTGTGCATGGAATGCGCCAAAAAGCAGCCGAAAGAAGATGGAGGATTGACGCATGCTTAACATCGTAGCATTGATGGGCCGCCTGACCCATACCCCGGAGCTGAAGACCACCCAGAACGGCACCAGCGTGTGCAGCTTCAGCATTGCGGTTGACCGTACATACACCCCGAAGGGCGAGGAGCGCAAGGCCGATTTCATCGATATCGTTGCCTGGAGGCAGACGGCAGAGTTTATCTGCAAGTACTTCCAGAAGGGCAGCATGATCGCCATTGACGGCAGCATCCAGACCCGCTCGTATCAGGACAAGCAGGGTAGCAGCCGCACGAAGGTGGAGGTTCTTGCAAACAACGTCAGCTTTTGCGGCTCAAAGGCGGCAGACAAGCCCGCTGTGCGCGATTTCGACCAGCAGACGGAAAGTTACACTTCCGAAGCAAAAACCTCTTACAGCGCCCCGCAGGCGGCGCAGAGCTTTTCGCAGGGCTCCGTGGATGATTTCGCAGAGATCACAGACGACGGCAATCTCCCGTTCTGACCTCCCAGCTGTGCTATCTGGCTATACGGGCGTGTAAGGAAGGAGGTGCACCGTGGACGATGAAATCAGGCCGAAAGCGTTGATGATTCCATTCGACAAATTTGTGATTTTGGATATTCTTCCACCTGAGCAGTACAAAAATACCGTCACCAAGATGCGGCGGTATGTGGAGCACGGAGAGGAACCGGATGGACTGGAACCTCTGGAACAGATGGCTTTTGAAGCACTTCGACCGTTCATGGACGAGAATATTAAAACGTATCAACGTTCCGTTTTGTCTCATAGAGAATCCGGCAGTAAGGGCGGCAGACCCAAGAAAACCGAGAAAAACCAAATGGTTATTGCAGAAAACCGAGAGAAACCAAATGGTTTTCCGGAGAAACCGGCAGAAACCAAATGCACACCAAAGTACAAAGGTCAAAGTACAAAGTACAAAGTACAGTCGTCGTCTACTATCGTAGACTCCGACACGCGCGCGGATGCGCGAGACGACTTGACGACGACCATTGTTTTTGAAGAGTTCCGGGGCCGTATCGGAAAGCTGAGCGAGACAGGCAAGAAAGAGCTGCCCGTTTACGTTGAGCGCCTGGGCGCTGACCTTGTGACCGAGATCATCCGCAAGTGCGAGGATCTGGGCGGCCACAGCTGGGCCTATGTCCGCAAGGCGCTGGCGGAAGCCGCCCGGCAGGGCTGCACGTCTGTGGAAGAGTACCGCAAGACGAACCCCATC